AAAATTGTCCGGTTAATACATAACTCCGTACATTTGCAGAGTGGAGGCTCCCTCCCCCAGTATGGCCCTTCACTACATTAGTGTAGTGATCTAAGCAAGCTTCAATTATTTGAGGTATACAGAGCTATAGGTGCTGAAATATATCGCACCCATTGGTAATCGTGACGTTGAGTCACTAATGACCGTGCTGTAGGTTTTGTCGTGAGACCTACCTGTGTTCAGGGCTAGCAACCCGCGGACATCGACATGCGCCAGTAAGTTACCAATGACCTAATCATAAATTCGCTGCAAATATTTTTACAACAAACTTACGACTGGTTAAAGTTAGTTCTAAAGTATGGCTTAAATTCTTTGAAATTAAGACATTCTTTGAACTTGCTATCTGGGCGTGCGGTGCTGATGTGAAAAGAGAGTCGTTCGACTTGCTTCTCCGAAGGGTTAAAACCCTTTATAATAAAATGGGCTCAAAAGGCTCATTTTATTATCTTAAGGAGTCGCTTCGTATAACGATTTGTTTTCTCGCTGTTCAACCGGTGACTATGGGGGTTCATACTCCATACGTTAAACGAGACAGCCATGGTCTTCCTACTATTATACCATGGTTACTACGGAAAGAAATTCTGCTTTTTAGGGCAGAATCCCTTCGTGGTGACAAAGGTATAGTGGTTTGTATCCTTACAGTTCTGTCGATCTTTAGGGTCTTTGCCAATAGGGTTCGTCCGAATTTGGGGTCAATTTTAGATCCCTTTTCCGGAACAGTTAGAACTTTTGATTCTATCTTGTTAAAACGAGCTATTAGGTCTTTGGCCCTGGGACCGATTCTGATCCGATCTCCAAGGCTACTACTCATCGAGAAGGCGTCACCAAATAGCCCTAAGGCTACTTGGGCGTCCTCTGTTGAAGCAGTGGCTTTCCTTTTTTATCCTAAGGTCCTGATTGCGTATGTAAAATATGCTATTCAGGTTCCCTCTGGATTAATTTGGTTAACTTGGTTGACTGGTATCATGTTCGTGTCCATCCCTATCGTACTTATATTAAGTCTGATAGGGGGGCCCGTGAAATTGTGTATTGCAAAGCTGTGCGTGGTCTATGACCAAGCTGGAAAGGCTAGAATTGTTGGAATCACCAATTGGTGGATCCAGATAATTCTTGAGCCTCTCCATGCAGCCATTCTCTCACAATTACGAAAGATTCCAATGGATGGAACCTTTGATCAGATCTCACCTGTTAAACTTCTTGTTGACAGTGTGCCTTCTGGTCAGAGATTCTATTCCTTTGATCTTAGTTCTGCGACGGATAGGTTACCAATAGATATCCAACGAGATATCCTTAATATCCTCGTCCCTTATTTGGGAACGGCATGGTCCGATTTACTCGGATCATTGTCGTGGCAGTGGACCTCTCTTAACAAGAAGGTCCCTACACGAGAATATCGATATTCCGTTGGACAACCGATGGGTGCTTATTCTAGCTGGGCTATGTTAGCCTTAAGCCACCATATCATCGTGCAAGTTGCTTCCTTGAATTGTGGTAAGTCTTCGTTCAAAGCCTACGCAGTCCTCGGTGATGACATTGTCATCGCCGACGACGATGTGGCTCATGAATATCTTAAGTTAATGAAGATGCTAGGCCTGGAGATCAATCTTAGCAAGTCACTGATATCGAAAGATTTCTGTGAATTTGCAAAAAGATGGATTGGTCCTTCTGGGTTGGATCTAAGTCCGCTTGGTCCAGGTTTAATCCTGAGACTTTGCCGGAATAGATTCTTTATGGCAGCTCTCTTAACTCAAATGTTCGAATTAGGAATTATCCGTTCAATCGAAGAGACTCTAGCACGCGTTTCACACTTACCTCCGAAGTTTCAGGGGCAAACGTGGAATGCGCTATGGGCAGCTTTCGGACTAAATTCTTTCGTGTTGAAAGGGGGCCATAATGGTACACACAACTTCATGCATGCACTCTCATGGTGCTTCTCCCTTTCAGAAAGAACTGCGTCTTCTGCTCCGTTCCTTATCAAGTCTGCACTTCTGCAGACGTGGATTTGGGACAAAGCGAAAGCTCAGAGCAACCTTGACGCGGCGTCTTTATACTTTATCCAGAATTTCTGGAGTACAATGACTACGCGGGGATGGCCCAACAGGATACTAGAATTCCTGCTTAAGTTGATTGGTCCGGGTGTTTGGAGTTACTTCCTCAATTTTGTGGAACAACAAAGGACATTAGATAATGCCTTGGGCGCTGTATCCAAGGACTTCTCTGTGTCTGGACTCCAACAAGCGGTACTGAACGCTCCCTTCAATATCGATATTTCTAATATTGATTGGAAGGATCGTACAGCTGTTAAGGAAAATATTGATAGGGCCAACGACATCATTAAGGCTTTTGATCAACAACTTGCTGATCTTAACTTTAATGATAGAGGTGACTTCTATTAATAGGACCATGAAAGAGAATCCTCTCGGATCATCGGCGAGCTTACCGAATGGTTATCTCGCGTTCGATTCGTGAGCGGTAAGTCTGCACACCCAGAGTTAGGGGTCAACTTAAAACCCCCCGATGCGGAAAAGACTACGTTTCTGTAGTGAGGTTCGCACCGTAGCCCGACGCCAAAAAGGTCG